TCGTGACATAACGCAACAAGTCATTCGAAACGCAATAGTAAACTACTACTTACAGCCTGGAAATATTGATGAATTAATTGTTCAAGCAACATCTGGCATTCTTAGTTTGACCAATACAGGAACGCCTGTTACTGCGAATGATTATATAGCATCAATTGGATCAAATGGATGGGGTGGTGAAAAGGAAATAGCAGCAATTAATGATGGTGCTTTAAGTGAACTAACCAACGGAAGACTAGTTTTGATTGATGTTTACAATTACAATAATAAAAGTGGTAATTTTGTGCCAAATGGCGTAAATAACTTAAATAGAGTGCCAAATGAAATGAGACGTGACAGGATACCCGTATTATTATTATACAATGGCGCGAATCATTACGACCGATTGTATTTTGATAATGGCAATCCAGACCAAACAAGACGAAGATACAGAGAATATCTTGCTACCGATATAAACATAAATATACCACCTTTAGAAGAAGTAGCAACACAAAACAATATTACAAGTATTCAACAAATGTTCCCAGATATGCCTGAAGCAGACATTAAAAATTTGCTTAATTTGTATAATGACAATATCAATGAAACTATAAACCAAATACTACAAAATAATCAATATTTATAAATTAAATTATAACGGACCATTATCATCTGGTCTCTGTTTAATATTTCCTACCAATTGTTTAGCACCCAATTCGTAAAATAAATAGCCAATGCTTAGACCCACGACAAACCCTACAATTACTTGTAATAGCGTGTGGTTTTGATATAGGTAGCGCTGATATAGACAAATTAGAGACAAAATGGAAAAAGAGCCAGTAACCAAAGGACTATTTAATACCAGCGTAACAAACGCCAATATGAACCCGCAATGCTGGGCATGTCCAGAAGGCATTCCATACTTGTCAAACCCGATGCGTTTAGTATGGGTTACACCTAGCTGTAATATTTTCCAATCATTTGTTGGTCTTGGCTCCTTTAAGGCCAATTTTAGAAGCGAGTTTACTACAAGATTAAATACATATCCGTAAAAAAAGAAAGACAAATAATTCTTTTTGTTTCTTAATAAAAAAACTGTAACAACTAACATAATAATTGGCGCTAAATAGCCTAACAAATGGACAACACTGGTTAAATTTAGTGGCATAGTGTTAAAATTAATATCAATAATATCATTGATTTCATTGATGATGTTGTTACCCATTTTATTATATTTGTTTATTAAATTATAATAAAACTAAAACTAAAAAATAAAACCAAAACATCGACTAATACTGATACAAACACTCGGCAATAATTGTGAAGCACCATTCAGCGCCATTTAAATTCACTGTGTAACCGCGATCGTCTATCAATTTCACATGCATTCTGTCAACATTTACCGGTCCAAAATAGACACGAGTATTGTCCTGCATAGACCCACTAAAATCGGTATATATATCTCCCGTATTCATAGACCCGCGTTTTATCGGTATTATAGCAAATGTGTCTGAATTTGTCGGCGCCTTTCCTCTAAAAGACGTGTTTTTATCGCGATTTTTGATTATTTCGTTAATCGTATACAATTGCGCCTGAGTAAGCGTCCTAGGCGCCGAGGGAAGAACCACTTGGCGCTGACCATAACCAGTATCCAATTTATCCGATGTCGGGTTAAGTCCTAATGACAACGCATCTGCTGCTGACAAATTTGAAAAAGGGTTGGATGTATTGGGAACACAAATGTGCGGTTGTGATGTATTATAATAAGACGGGATAGACAACTTAGTCGGCAATTCAGTGATAGATATTAGACCATTGTTTATGTGGTTCTGATTATAATCATCTAATACAATAATGAAATAATTTGGCCCTTGTAAGTTGATAATTGCGGTGCCTATATTTCCAGGACTAGTGTAAATAGGCACAATTGGCAATCGAAATCCCATCAACCAGCCCAAAGTGCCGTTAAATGTCATATTTTGCGCGGCACATCCGGAGCCATTGGTAAGGCAATTTAGGCGCCCACCAAAGTCAAAAAAAAGAAAATAGGGGTTAAGAGCCGCGTTGAAAGTTGAAACACCTTCAATTATACCAGTAATGGGTATAATAGCACTCGTAATTGGGTCCAAATATTGCCAACCATTTAAATTAATTGTCACTTTGGCGTTGTTTGTGTTAATATCAATTAATGGAAGTGTAGGAATTCCTATATATGAAATATTCGCGCGATCAATAGCGGCGGCAAATTCGGTTTTAAATGTGGTAAACGTGTAATTCCCAGGTGTAAATGAGACCTTGATTTCATAGTTATTATTATTTATTGTATTGTAAGGTATAATAATCCACAAACATGTATTGCCATATATTGTGTCGATAACATACCAGGTAAACGGGATTTGAACCGAATACAGACGCATCGACAAGGCATCTTTTAAAGGGTCAGACAAGTCGAGTGTGTAATCCGTGGATAATGTGTCGAGTCCTCCAGTTGCTTGCCTAAACTGGCTATCCAGATTAATAAACCTGGATGTAACATTTTTCAAATTCGGATTTAATGTGTCTTGTGAAACAGGCACTTGGAAATTATTATTAATGCCCAATTGCTCTCTGTTCATCGGCACATGTTCATTGTCATATATGTCCACTTTTTGGCGGCGATCTGTGACCTTGTCTTTCTGGACCGAGTTATCTTGTTCCAATGCCTCATTTTGATACCATTCATCAGCCTGTCCATTGTCGTCATTTTCGTCACCAGTATCCGAATTATTGTAAGACAACAGTGTTGTTTGCATGTCCTGAAAAAAATCAATAACATCGCTATTGTCGGTTCCATTGCCTTTCAACTGGGTTATATATTTATTGGTAGCATCAGTTATTTCTTTATTTGAAGGATTGCTATCTAGACCCAATATAGACAACATTTCCGGAACCGTGTAATTTTCTATATTTGTATCTATCTCTGTATCTTCATTTGTATTTGTATTTTCAGCCATATATAATAATTAAGGTTATTTTTATATAATTTTTATAATTTTCATTTTAAATTAGTGTAAGCAATGTTTTGTATCTTTTGGCCGGCACTAAAATTTCAAATGTTTCGGGTTCTTCCGCGACATCGTTCTTTAAGTTGTTTTCATATATATTATAATTCACCATAAATAGCTTTCGAATTTTATCCTTCAATACGCACAATTTATAATCCCAATTTGTAAACAACTGCGCCGTCAGCACTGAAATGCCTGAAACGCGCTTCAAATGGGATTTACCTTTGAACAAAACGGTGTCACATATTTCGGCAATTTCTGCGTCTTTCTCCAAAATAGTAGCGCGACTTATCCAGTATTCACCCTTATATAAATAGCGATTGTAGTCGCTGTTGGAATAAATAACGTGCTTCTTGTCGTAAACCAGTGTGTTTCGAATTAGCCCGATGCCTTCAATGCGATTCTCTTCGTTGTTCATTTCGACAACAAACATCAATGTATCAACATCATATTTGTCTTGTATGCGAATGCTTGTGCCATAAATAACTGGAATACTGGACTTTTTGCGATACGAAATGTTCTCACTATAGGTGTCATTATTGAAGCGAGTTGATGCTATGTAAAACATGTAATCTTTATTTTGTTAGATTATATGTTTGTATTATTTAAAAATCAATTTTTATTTATCATCTTTAGTTGTCACCGTATTACTTGTCGAAAGAAAGTTCGTAATTAAATCCTCATAATGCTTTTTCAGCGACTTATTTGTTGGCAAATATTTCTGCATATACAAGCGATTCCGTAATAAATATTCATCAGCATTGTCATCGTGATTCAAAATAACGTCTTTTAATACATTTCCACCCATTTCATAGTTAAACTCATCATAATAATACCCAATTTCCTTACATAAGTTACCATTGTGAACTATTGGCCAGCCCATCCAGGCCAAATCTAGATACAAGTAATTCAAACCATTTTCCCAAGTATGTGAAACTGCTATATCGGCATATTTTGACATAAAAAACAAAGAGTTGTATCTGTTTTCAATCGATATTTTACTATCCTTTTTTAAATTCAATGATGTGACTAAATTATTAAATTGTGATTTAAAAGGGCCCTTTGAATTTTGGAGTTCCATGTTTGTAACATATATATGTTTAATTTGATCAATAAACATAGGATCCCGATAAGCATTTTCACATATCAAAACTGCAGGAAAACACCATTTCATAATACTTAAATTTGGTTCAAAAATAGCAATAGATTTAGAAATTCCAGAACGTTTTTTATACTGGTGGTCATTTTTTATAAATTCAGGTGACCATATAAATGGCACTTCTACAGTATTACATCGAAGCAATGTTTTCAAATAATGATGATTTGTATTTGTCATTTGGGGTATATTCCAGCATTCATCAAATAAATTGTTATTCTGATACATTTCAAGAGACCTAGATGTATCTTTAAACAAACAGTGTTCAGAATCAGATATATAAAAATTTCCACAATTGTAGAAAATATGTTTTACTCCTAATTCTCTTGTTAATAAATAGGTTTGTATTCTAAATATATAACCAAATGTGAATATCACATTAAAATTCGCATCTGGAATATTAGCCTCCAAAACATAATCAAAACTCATTTTATTTAGTATCATATTTTCGTTTAATTTTGCACTATCATTAAATATAAAATAAACCTCATATTTGTTTATATTTTTAAGCAGTCTATAGAAAAATATAGCGTTTTGTCTTATTCCATTTGTAAATAAGTCAACAAATTCTTTTGGCAATTCAAGTGTTATACCAATTTTTGGCTTAGGGTTTATACGTTTGATTAATTTAGATTGATTAACAGGTATTATTTTATCTTTATAATAATGAATTAATACTGTTTCATTTTCTATGTTAACCATCTTGGCAGATTTTTCATTATTTATAAGTTCTAAATACAACATTGTATTTTGACCTATTTTATTATCATCATATATTGGTCTTAATTGTTTACAAAACATCATATAGTTTTTTGATAATTCATTTACATCAATATGATATGCGTGTTTTAATGCCTCATACATTATGATA